GGAGTCGCCTGAACTGGCTAACTGTGCGGAGTCGCCTGAACTGGCTAACTTGGCGGAGTCGCCTGAACTGGCTAACTTGGCGGAGTAGCCTGAACTGGCTAACTTGGCGGAGTCGCCTGAACTGGCTAACTTGGCGGAGTCGCCTGAACTGGCTAACTTGGCGGAGTCGCCTGAACTGGCTAACTTGGCGGAGTCGCCTGAACTGGCTAACTTGGCATAGTAGCCTGAACTGGCTAACTTGGCGGAGTCGCCTGAACTGGCTTTTTTGAGTATATTTTTTGACTTATCCAAAATTGTCTTTGGTGAGCATTCTTTCCAAAGAAAATCAAAAGATGCCTTAATAAACATTGGCAATTCAAGTTTGGATTTTATGATAATTTTTCTTGCGACCCTCTTGGTATCTTCATCTGATTTGTCTTTACTTACTTCTTCCGCTTCTATTTGGGCGAATTGTCCGTCAATTAAATCATAATAATTCAATATATCTAACGGATTTTCGCAAAAGTGCAACCCGCTTGAACACAATTTTACTTCTCCCTCGTGAACAAACTCCTTGCCGATTTCATATTGTTTGCCATTACATTTTAGGTCTTTATCAAAACCTTTGTATCCCATAATTTTGGTCATATAATTATTAGTTAGTTTCAGGTAATTGAATATCAAGTTTTGAGTAATCTAATTTCTTTGTTTGTTCGGCGCGAATGCGTTGATTATATCGCCCTATGAAATCATCCGCTTGTTTTAAGAAGTCATCCGTGAGATTTTTTATTTCTTGGAACTCTTGGAGTATTCCTTTTGACATATTATTTATTTAATAATAATTCAACATCTTTTAATGATTGTATATCCTCTTGTATCGTTGAGTTTATTGCGATATTTTCTATCGCTATATTTTTTAACTTTTTTATTTTTTGTTCTATCCAATCGTTTTTGTCTTTTTTGTATTGGTCAATTTTGATTTTGTAGTATTCTTGTGCCGCCAATAATACTTCTTTCAAAATATGCGGACAAAGGGTATAGTTTTTAATAAACTCTTTTAGGTTTCTTACGTTTGCGTGGGTTTTGAATACTGCCTTCATATCGTCTACTTCTGACCCACCCCAACTTTTCGCTTTGAATTTCATCGGTATTACCACCGCTAACTCTATATCGCCCCAACAATTAAAACCAACCCTATTGACCATTTCAAATGGAAATTTTTCATCGGCGTAACTTTCAATCTTATATTCCCCGTGCCAGTTATTCAAAGCATATTGGTTGCTACCGAACATCTTTTCTGCGCCCGTTTTTTTGTAATGCTCAACGAATAATTGTAAAAATTTAATCTCCTTGTTCAAAGCATCAACAAACTCTTTATAATAAAAAGCATCAATTCCATTTCCAGTCCCACTTGTAAAATTTCTTTCTATTGTCATATTAGTGGTAGCCCAATGGCTATAATTAAGAATGAAGTAAAAATTGAAAGTGAGAGGATAAAGTTTAAGAGTTTTGATTTTGGCTGACGCTTTTTCCACTCGGTAGTTATTCCGTTTGGTATCATATAATTTAAGTTATTTTTTAATCTTAATGTTTTTAACATCTTTACCAAATTTCTCGGCAATTTGCTCCAAAGTTAATTCGGTAATTTCGTTATCTATAATTTCTAATTTTCCGTCAAGACAAATTGGTTTAGAGTGATTGTCTCGGCGAGATTTATATGATTTACACTTTATATTGTTATATACCGTTAAAAAAGCATAATAAGAAATATCGCGGGCGTTGATATCGTGGGCGTTGATATCGCGGGCGTTGATATCGCCGGCGTTGATATCGTGGGCGTTGATATCGCCGGCGTTGATATCGCCGGCGTTGATATCGTGGGCGTTGATATCGTAGGCGTTGATATCGTTGGCGTTGATATCGTAGGCGTTGATATCGCGGGCGTTGATATCGTAGGCGTTGATATCGTTGGCGCTGATATCGCAGGCGTTGATATCGCAGGCGTTGATATTGCGGGCGTTGATATTGCGGGCGTTGATATTGCGGGCGTTGATATCGTAGGCGTTGATATCGCGGGCGTTGATTATACTCGCTCGGATACTAATATTACATTCAAATTTAACATCTTCAAAATTACAATCTAAAATACCATTTTTAATATCTTTTTCTACGCTTTCTTGGGTTTTGTATATTCTCATATAATTTAAGTTATTTTAATTATCGCTATCAAGGACTTATTTACCGGCGAGGCGTGGGAGAAAAAGTCTTGACCGTTTCTTCATCTGCCTCGCCGATTGTCCGTTGTAAGGTGTGAAGTGGAGATTATTGGTCTCTCATCATCACAGAAGTATTTTAGCATTTTTCTTGACTTCTGTCAAGGGTTAAATAGTGATTTTTTCTTGGCTAATTTCAGCACTTTTGGAAGAGTTATCCCCCTCGTTATAAATCTTTGATATTTTTTCGGCAAGAAATTTATTCTGTTCTTTGCTTAATCTCGTATGACATTTATGGCAAAGAGTTACCAACTTATCAGGATTAGCAACATCATATTGGTAGCAACCTTTTGTGTGTGTCTTTCCGTCCATCTTTTCTTCTAAGTGATGGACATCAAATCGTTTGGGCCAAGCCACAGTTCCGCTCTCCCATTTTTTACCACATAATTGACAAGTCCAATTATCTCTCGCGCGTATTGCTTCTCTGTATCTATTCCTACCACCCCCCAATTTATCAGCAGACCCAACGGATAAATAATCTATTGGGGATATTATGGGATTTTTAGAGTTATATTTTTTTCTAAGTTCATACAAGAATAATTTATCTTGTTTTTCTTTTAGTTTTTTACAATCAACGCAGAGTCGTAATTCTCCGTCTAATAATTCTCGTCCACATTTTTTACAATTAAAGCTTTCTCCGCTATTGGCAAGTTGCCGGACACGCTCTCTTGTAATTCCTAACTGCTCGCCTATCTCTCTCAATGTATATCTTTGATTTCTCAAATTTACAATGTAGGTATATCTCTCTTTTCGTGTTTTGAACTCCATAGTATATAAGTTAATTAAATCGTGTCTATATAATAGCAGATTGCTGGAAAAAAGTCAATACCCCCAAAAAGTTTTGTTCACTTTTATAGCCCTTGACTTATCTCTGGTATCGTGCTATACTCCCTTTATCAAACTTCTTTACTCCTTCGTGGGGCGAAAATCTGTTCAAGTAAAGGAACTGCTTGGACATCGCTGCAAATCGCCTCACGAAAAAGAAAATAATAAATAATATGAAAAAGAAAATAACATCGGCGACCCAATTATTAAATAATCAAATTGAAATCCCTTGCTATCTTTGCGGTAAAGGAAAGATTGTGATGCAAGTAGGTTTAATTATGTCAAATCAACCCCACCCGATAGATTATAAAGTAAGAATAGAATTGGAGAAATATTTAATGGGGTGCGCTAAAAAATGGATAGATGATTTGTGGGTAAAATAAGCCCTTGACAGATTTTCTAAAATAGTTTATAATAATCTCATAAACAATTATATGCCTATAAACAACCGTTCACAATTAAATCAAGCAATCCCCCGATTTTTGTTGGTGGCATACTTTGAACGGTTGTGCCAACCTAAGTCTGGGGATTTTTTGTTTTAATATGAAAGATACTTTCTACTTTCCGCACGACAACGATGCTTCTAAAGACCCTAAAATATCAGCAATGATAAATGATTTTGGCATAGCCTCTTATGGGCTATATTGGTTAATAATAGAATTGCTACATAAAGAGGGCGGTAAGATACAGAAATTTCCAAAACTTTATAGTGGGCTTGCTTTTCAATTCGGGATTGGCGAAGAAGAATTGAAAAAGCATATTGAAGCAATGCTTCACGACTATAATTTGTTGGAACAAGATGACGCACATATCTGGTCAAATAGAGTATTAAAAAATTTAGATGAAAGAAAACTTAAATATCAAATAAAAGCAGAAGCTGGGCGTATTGGTGGGCTTAAATCAGGTATTTCAAGAAATATAACGAAGCAAAACGAAGCAATGCTTGAAGCAAACGAACAAAAGGAAAGGAAAGGAAAGGAAATAAAAGGAAAGGAAAGTAAAGAAGAAAGCGAGACAAGCTCGCCAATCCAATTAGAAGTTTTGTTAGAACCCCATAAAAGCAAATACGGCGAAACACTGATTTCCGCTTTTCTAAATTATTGGACGCAAAAGAACCCTAACGGCAAAAAAGAACTTTGGCAGATGCAACGAGTGTTTGATGTTCCAAAAAGGTTGGCTACTTGGGCGAGTAAAGATTGGAACAAACCTAAAAAACTAATTGAAAATATAAAAATCTAATATGCACTACATAATTTACCACGATAAATCGCAAGAACAAGTAGAAGACAGAGTAGCGGAAATTATTTGGCAAAAATCAAGCGAAGGATTAAAAGGCGTGGAATTAAACGGGAGCAAATACCTTTTTTCCTCAATCGCAAAGATTTTGAAAGAAGACGACTATTTCAAACAATACCCAGATAGAAGACCAGAAAGTTCGTTTAATCAATTTGAAGAAAATTATAGTGCGGAATTAAACCAAGTTCGCCAGCCAACTGAACGAGCCAAAGAGTTTATGAGGGGTGGGTTTATAGGCTATCATACAGAACAGGGCAAAACCGCAGAACAAGCCGAAGAGAAATGGAACGATTTACAAAAAGCAGGTTCTTTATTTAGAATGTCTAAACTAATAAGACAATAATATGAAAAAACAATCACAAACAACACGCTTATTAGAACTTCTATCAGATGGAAAAGACCATAGCACGATTGACATAATGGAAAAAGTTTATGGTGCAGGACATCTCGGTCTTGCCCGTGTCGGTTCAAGAATATGCGATTTGCGCCAAAGTGGACACGAGATAATCGGTTGGAAAGACAAAACAAATCCGAGTATTTATTGGTATCGTATGGTAATTAAAAGAAATTATTGTGCCGAAGTTTATCGCCCAGAAGTTTTAGCAATTATTGAAAGCAATAAACAATTAAGTTTAGTATGAAAATACTTAATCTCTATTGTGGGATAGGCGGTAATAGAAAATTTTGGGGAAACGAACACGAAATAACAGCAGTTGAACTTGACCCTAAGATTGCCGCGATTTATCAAGAGTTTTTCCCGAACGATAAAGTGATAGTCGCTGACGCTCATCAATACCTGTTAGACCATTTTGAAGAATTTGATTTTGTTTGGAGTAGTCCGCCCTGTCCGACACATAGCCAGATTAGATATAACATCGGATTTTTAGCGAATAGAAAATACAAAAAAGTTGAAGCAGTTTATCCTGATATGACCCTGTATCAAGAAATAATTTTATTAAAATACTATTACAAAGGTTTGTGGGTGGTTGAAAATACCGTGCCGTATTACGCGCCGCTGATAGCGGGGCAAAAAATTGGTGGGCATATTTGGTGGGCAAACTTCGCGATAAGAGAATTTGACCACGGCAACCGGAACCATAGAGGCGGAACGGTTGAAACATTGTCGGACAGAAAAGATTTTGATTTATTAAAATACGATATTCCAAATAAACGCCAGATTTTAAGAAACTGTGTAGAACCAGAAACCGGACTCTGGGTATTCCAAGAAGCATTTAAGCAACAAAATGTTTTACTATGAACATACAACCCCCTAATTCGCCCAGAAATTGACTTATAAGCGATTTTTATGTCAAAAACGATAAAACATACACAACGAAAGCAAAACCTCGCTACGAGGCGAAATGACCCCGAATTTGAAGTCTGTCCAAAATGCGGAGAAGAAATCCTCAAAGCAGTAAAACAACACGGCAAGTTAATAAACGGTAAAATAATTATATGCAAGTAAAAAAAGAAGAAAAAGAATTTATTGAGTGGATAGAAAAACAAATAAGATATTACAAACCAATTTTAGGTCTTAATTTACAAAGAATTAAAGCAGAGAAAGATAGCGGAACGGAATATTTAAGTATTGGCGTGACTTATCCGTATCTTGACCCGACAGTTTCGTTTTCTGAAAAAGCGTTAAAAGATTTTACGGGAGGTAAAATTCCGAAAGATAGAATACTCCACGAATTATGCCACGCCATAACTGACCCGTTGTATTGTAAAAGTGTTAGCCGATATGTTTCTAAAAATGAAATTGAGGACGAGAGAGAAAGACTAACCGATAAATTAACAGTAATTATAAGAAATCTTTTATGAAAAATAGGATATGCGACCCGTAAGCGAAAAACAAAAACAACGAAGCGGGGTCAAGTGCGTTGAGTGCGGTAGTCCGGCAGAACAACATCATCCGCTTGTTTATTGTGGTAGACAGATTGACGAAATATCAATCCCATTGTGTCCGCATTGCCATAGAGGACAAAACGGAACTATGACGCAAGAGACGCGCGAGAAGTGCGAGTTCATCGCAATACAAAAAAATCTAATTTATTTAATTGACAATTATGAGAAAAACGACTGGACACAACGGCTTGCGTATCTCGGAAACAAACTTGGTGAAAGCGTGTTTAGATTTATTAACGGCAAAAAGGATATTTCATTATCGGCAAAATAGCGGCGCGTTAAAAACCGAACGAGGCGGATTTGTGCGGTTCGGTGCGGTCGGAGTTCCTGATATAATTGCTGTAATAAATGGAAAATACATCGGAATTGAGTGTAAGGTCGGCAAGAATAAACAAAGCGAAGGACAAAAAGAATTTGAAGTTAAATTAAAAAAAGCCGGCGGGGATTATTGGCTGATTTATTTCATTGATGAATTATTGCTAAAACTTTCTTAAATTGAAGAACTTAAAAAATTATTATAAATTATATGAGTAGAAGACAAGAGTATTGGAAAAAACAAGGATATACTGAAGAGCAAATACGAAATCATTTGAACTTCCAAAATCAGAAAGCGAAAAAGGTTAGAGAAAGAAAAAAGAAAAATAACGAAGATAACAAATTTTTGATTGGACAAATTAAAAAAGACTTGTTAAATAAAACTTTTAATACGGATAGGTCAACTTCAAAAATTTTATCAATCAATCCGAGCGTAGATGGTGTGGGATTTTGGTATAAAGTTCATAGGATATTTAGTGATAAGAGCGAGGGAGATATTAGATATTTTCACTATTTTGAAGGATATAATAAAAAAGAGTTTGTAAAATGGCTTAAAATGATTTAATTAAATTGTAAGACACTATGCTTGTGTTTTATGCGAACTACCTATAAAGAGATAATCAATTATAATCTAAAACTCATTAAGAACAGGAAACTTGAACTTTACGAGTATTTTCTTTGGTTCTACTATTTCAAATACGGATTAACGCCTGAAAACGGAGTGAATATGTGGAATTTTGGATATGAAATCGCCAGAGACCCCTATATAAACTTTTATTACGGAAAGATTGAACAATGTTTACCCAAAAACTGTGGATAAAACAGGGGTGTTTTGGAAAAAACGTAAAAATCCCAATAAAATAGGGGGTTTGACAAAACTTAAAAAAACTGCTATAATGAGTATAGAGTAAATTGCTACTCTTTTCTGCTCGCAAGCCGAACAAGTCATATTTATCGTAAAAAGCCCAAATGATTTGCGTATTACCGGCTACGGCTCGTAATATGGCAAAACAAGGCAAATTACAAATCGCGGCATTGCCCGCAGAGGGGAGAAAGAAATTTATAGCGTTGAACTCTGATGCTCGGGGAACATTATCGGAGCGGTTTAATCGCCTCAAGGTTAATCTTTTTCGGCATTAAGGTTCAACTGTGTAAAGTTCGTAATAATTATTTTATGGCTTGTGGTAAAACAAAAAAGAAGCGTAAGTAAAGGCACTATTTTGGTGTCTTTTGTTTTTTGAAAATTGACGTCAAGGCACGGGACAATTCGCGTAGAAGTCGCCGTGGGATAACCTCTAAGTGAAAGTTAAGAGACCGACTACGCCGTCAATTTTGAGGAAAGAATTATTTTTTCACCGTCAATCGCAAGATTGGTAAAATAATAGCCCCGTTTTCCGCCAACACGAATCCTACTCGTGGTTGGCGGTGAGAAAGTAAAAATATGAACATACTTGCTTTGTTAGAAAAAATCTATGGTTTCCGCGCCGGAAGTCCCGAAGCAATTAAGTATTTTAGCACGATAGAAAAAATAGTGTGATTTGTAATTATTGTAAAATGGACAAGGCCTATAATGCAGAGCCATTTAGGATAAATAGAAAAAATGGAGGTACGATAAGCGCAGAAATGCACTGTGGCGGATGTCTTAAAAAATTTATATGGCTTATAGTGTTGAATATACATAAAGATTTCGTTAAGAATTTCAAAATTTCCGTAGATAACTTCAAGGAACAAGTTAAAAAAGATAGGCTGTGCTATTCACAAACAATAGAAAAATAATTTATGCGTCCAACAATAACCCTACAAGGTCAAAAAGCAAAAGATGTATTAAAAAAGGGAGTTAATGCCATCTTTAATCCCGTAAAAGCCACTTTCGGACCGGAGGGCTATAGTGCTTTATTGTATCGGACGATGAATAGAGGCAACAGAATAACGGACGATGGCGTGACTGTTTCTGAATGCCAAGAGCCAAAAGATGTTCACATCAGAATGGTCGCCGCAACTTTTAGAGAAGCGTGCAAGAGAACCGTGGAGAAAGTTGGAGACGGAACTACTTGTACTGCTATTTTAGGTGGAAAACTTTTTAACGAAGTATCGGGAAAACTTGAAAAGAATTTTAGCTCAATCGGAGTTAGTAATAATAAAATTGGAGTTAAAACTTTGAGTAAGCAGATTTTACAATCAGCCGAAAAAGTAAAAGAAAAGATTTTGAAGTCCGCTAAAAAGATAAAAACATTGGCGGATTTAGAAAAAGTGGCTATAATTTCCGTTAAAGACGCAGAGTTAGGCAAGGTAATTGCCTCAATGGCGTGGAAAGTTGGCTTAGATGGTTTTATTGATGTTGTCGAAGGCTATAAAGGCGAGATTGAAACAGAGGTGATTGAGGGTATGAGATTTCCCGCCAAAGTCGCGGCAAAAGGTTTTATAAATAATCCGAGTAAGTTTGAGATGATAGCCAGAGATTGCGCCGTCATAATTACAAATTACAATTTAGACAACGCCGTTCAATTAGCCGACATACTTAATCCGTTATTGGAAAAAAATCCCAAGATAGTAATTCTTGCCCCAAGTTTTTCAAATGAAGTTTTAAGCTCACTATACAAGGCGAGTTGGAATACTATTGTAGGCAAACAAGGTCAAATAATAAAAGAAAAAGGGGCTTATGATTTATTTCCGGTGTCGTGTCCGAGCTTAAGAGAAGACCAATTTGACGATTTATCAATCTATTTCGGAGCGAGATTTATTGATAAAAAGAAAGGCGATACTCTAACATCAATTTCTCAAAATGATTTAGGCTTTGTTGAAAAGATGGTGGTAAAGGATACCGAGGCCAAAGAAGATGCTATTGCTACCGGTGGCGCAGGACTACAAGGCCATAAAGAAATCAAGAGAGGAGAGGTTGGTTTTGATGGCGATGAAAAGAAAACTAAGGTGGCCGAAAGAATTGAAGTTCTAAAAGGCCAATTAGCTGAAACAAAACAAGAGCAATTCAAGAAACTACTTGAACGCAGAATAGCCTCAATGACTTCGGCTGTTGGAATAATCCGAGTAGGCGACTCAACGCAAGCATCCTCGCTTTATCGTAAATTAAAAGTTGAAGACGCCGTATATGCTTGTAAGTCGGCATTAAAAAGTGGTTATGTAAAAGGTGGCGGGCTTTGTCTAAAAGAAATTGCCGACAAATTACCCGATACTGATATTATAAAAACCACCTTGCTTTATCCATACGAACTCATACAAAACTCAGTAGAGGGTGGATTAAAGATTGAAGACGATGTTTTAGACCCGACCGATGCTATTTATTATGCGGTAGAACACGCAACTCAAGTAGTGGCCAAACTCATCACAGTTGATTCTATTACTGCCGAGATTGAACCACCAGAGCCGGAAGAGGGAAGTTTTGAGATTGCTAAGTGGCTTAGAGAGCAAGTAATAACTGAGAAGATAAAAGAGGGTCAGATAAAACAGGGTCAAGAAGAGGAATATAGGGACTCCTTAGGAGGGATGAACAATTGGGAATACACAACAGTAAATCAAGATTAAATATATATATGGGAATATTCACAGCCAAAGACCAAAAGACATTAGAAGCTACTGAAAAACTAAATGAAGAAAGAAAACTTAATGTTCAAAATTGTCAAAAAGAAATAACTGAAATATTGAACAAATATAATTGTGATTTACGAATAAAACAAGAGATAGTGATTTTACCAAAGTAATATGCCCTGTATAAAAATAGGAAAGTCCGGTTGGAAAATCCAAAAGATGAAAGGCGGAATGTATCCCAAATTATACCCAGATTTAAGTGCTTGTAAAATGAGAGTAAGACAAATGGAAACTCACAAGAAAATGAAAATGAAAAAGAAATAATATGGAAGGTAATTGGCTTGACGAAGCAATACAAAGAGAAGCAAAACCGAAAGCTCTACGAGATGAAACCGTTGAGCAGTTTGCTGAAAAATGGAATATAACATCAAGCAAGTATTTTTACGAAATGTCCAAAAAAGAGAATTGGGAAAAGATACTTGAAATTTCGCTCAACACAGCCAAAAAAGAAACACCCGAAGTATTGGATAAACTTATAGAGAAGGCGAAGACGGGAGATATGAAAGCGATTGAAATGTTTTTGGATTATATTCTGAAGTTGGCAAAGAATTTAGATATAAAATCAGATGGAAAACCCTTAATACAGATTGCCGGCGAGATAGCTTCAAAATATGGAATTACTCCACAAGACACAAGCGACGATAGCAAAGGACAACCATAGGTTTAGGGTTATTAACTGCGGAAGACGATGGGGCAAAACAACATTAGCGGTAGAAGAAATAAAAGGAAAGGCACTTTCAAAATCAAGTAGAATTGCTTATATAGCCCCAACTTATGCTCAGGCGAGAGATATCGCTTGGCAAATGTTAGTCAAAGAATTAAAACCAATTATCAAGAAATTGAATGAAACGAGATTAGAGCTTGAAGTAATGACAAAAGACGGAGGGACGAGTTATATTTCTTTGCGAGGTTGGGAGTCCATTGAAACATTAAGAGGGCAACAATATGATTTGATAGTAATTGATGAAATCGCCTCAATGCGAAACTTTAACATAAATTGGCAGGAAGTTGTTAGACCGACATTGACAGACACTAAAGGCGAGGCAATATTCATTTCAACGCCAAAAGGTTTTAATCACTTTTACGATTTATATAATTTAGAAAATAAAGATAGCGATTACAAATCATTTCATTTTACAAGCTACGATAATCCGTTTATTCCAAAGGATGAAATAGATAAAGCAAGCAAGGAATTAACCGAAGATAGATTTGCCCAAGAGTATTTAGCTGATTTCAGAAAGACCGAAGGACTTGTTTACAAAGAGTTTGATAGAGATACGCATTTATTTGAAGAACCTGGTTTTGAAGGAGAAGAGTTTAGAACGATAAAGGTATTCGGTGGAGTGGACTTCGGATTTACTAATCCGGCCGCAGTTTACACAATAAAGAAGGATAAAGACAGCAATTATTGGATAACTAATGAATGGTATAAAACACAACAAACAGACGCACAAATTGCCGATTATGTAAAGGCTCTTAATTGGAATGAGTGTTATCCAGACCCTGAAAGTCCAAGTGGAATTAAAGAGTTAGTTGATAAGAAAGTTAATGTCAGAGAAGTTGTTAAAGGTAAAGACAGTATCAGAAACGGAATAAACGTGGTTAGAGAACTATTAAAAGCCGAAAGATTATTTATAAGCAAAACGTGTATCAATTTAATCTGGGAACTCGAAACATATTCTTATCCTGAAAAGAAAAGTGATAGAAACGAAGACGAGAACCCAATTAAAGAAAACGACCACGCATTAGACGCTATAAGATACGCGCTTTCAATGGAATCAAATAGTATCGAAAAGAAAACACATATTTACAGACCACCCAACGCAGGATTTAGTAATAGATTTTAACTATGATAGGAGACATAACAGCTGATATTAAAAAAAAGAACGCATCACTTTACCAACCAAGTAAAGAAGTTATTGAGCTTACGGAAATTGTTAAAAAAGATTATCAGCAAGGCGTAGACATTTTAACAAAGCCTTGGGTTGAACTTAACGATAGAAGCGTTTTAGATGACTTAAATAGGGGGCAACAAATGCTTAACGCTTATGTTGATACTTCTTGCGAAGACCCAAATGAAGCGTGGAAATGGAGAGGGACAAGGTCAAAGGCTCGCAATAAAGGCATAGCAATGCACGCTCAATTAGCCGGCGGTTTCTTATTACCCACATATCAAGCCCAAAACGACAAAGATGAAATAGACAGGGATTTTTCTGAAGTAATGCGAGATATAGTTGAGTGGATGTGTCAGCCGACCGTATCAAATTATCAATCATCTTTTGTACAGATAGTATTCGGAATGATGTCAAACCCAGTGACTTATTTAGGAGCTGAGTTTTACGAGATTTATCAAGAGATTAAAGAAAAACAAAAAGACGGCAAATATACTAAAAAGGAAATTTTGGATGAAGTATTGTCTGGCTTTCAAGCGCCTATTTGGAGTGCATCGCAGATTTTGATTACTAATCCTTACGAGAGAAACATACAAAGACAAAAGTCAATTATCAAAAGGAAATTTGTTGAATATGATGAGATGAAAGCGAAATACGGAAAGCATAAGAATTGGGGTTTTGTCAAAAAGGGCATTAAAAGCATTTATTGCGAAGAAGACGGATTATTTTATGATATTAAAGATGACGACCATCCTAATTTAGTCGCTGAAGAAATTTGGGAACATCGCCGTAAAGATTTAGAAGTTCCCTTTGTTAATGGTATTTACTTGGGCGATGACAACGTAGACAACAATCCGATTAAGCATAGAGATAATTATAACTGTCCAAAATACAACATAGTCCCGTTTGGCTATATGCGAATAGGAGAACACTTCTTCTATTACAAGTCAATGATGAATGCCTTGCAATGGGATAATATGGCTTATGACGCAATGAGCGAGATTGTATTTAATGGTGCGATACTTGAAAATGAAATGCCGTTAGCCATAAGTGGAGATGATAAGGTTAATTCGTCGATTATTTATCCAAACTCAGTAACCACGTTTGAAGATAAAGACACAAAAGTAACTCCCTTATTACCAAGCAGGAACGCTATCGTAGGGTTTAATGTTCTTAAAGAAACAGACGAATCAATGAGTGAGGGCTCTGTAAATGAAACCATTAGCGGTAATTTGCCCGATTCTTCGCAAAAAGCGTATAATGTGGCTCAAGCACAAAGCGCCGCCAGAAAACTTATTGGTTCGGTGGCAACATCTTTGGCAGAATCAATTATACAGCTTGGTTGCTTGCTTAAAGATATAGTTATAAATCATTATACTATCGGCGAAGTGGAAGAACTTACCGGTGGAAGAATGAAAATGAAATATAAAACATTTTTACTTGAAGATAAAAAGGTCGGCGGTAAAATGGGCGACAGAACTATTAAGTTTGACGAAGAACTTATCGGCGCAAAAATGACCGACAAGGAGAAGAGCGATAGAGAAATGGGAATGCTTGAAGGCTCTGGTTATCCTCGCAAAGTAAAATCACTTAGACTTGTTAATCCAGAGATGTTTGCTAAATTCAAATATCTATCAAAGATTTCAGCTGAAGAAATGTTCACCAAGAATAATGAATATTGGCAACCGATTATGATGAACTTAAAGGCTGCTATGGCTAATGACCAGTATTCAAATCAAGAAGCATTAACCAGAAGATTATATCAAACCTATTTTAACAGCGACGCTGAAGATTATATGGCTGATGAAAAACAGCAAATTCCAGGTGTCCCTCAAATGGCACAACAGCCAACTCAAGTGGGAAGCCAGATAGTTAATCAAATGAACGCTAAAAACATATCTAAACAAATGTCCGCAGTTTAAGCGGTATTAAATTAAAAGTTATGAAGATTGGAGAATATACATTGGAGAATGAAGACAAAGTGAAGCGTGCTATTTATGGCACAGACCTTGATAGAGGTCGTCAAATAGGTGGTGTCGGAGAAAAAGCCGCACCAGAACTTATTATTGCTGAATATGACCGACTGGGTGGTTTTATCACCAAGAATGGTCTCAAGGTTAAGAACGGCTCATTTTACGATATTCTTAAAAAAGAACCAAAGAAAGAACCAACTCCTATATTTATTGAAAGTGTTGAGGGTGAATTGATTGAAATGACTGAAGAAGGCGCTGAAACTTTACGCAAAGCAAAAGAACAAGTTGCTGGAGTAAAAACAAAAAAGATTAAAAAGCGTAAATAATTATGAAAGATTTTATCATTAGATTTTTAGGTGGCTATACAAAAGACGAGGTTTTAACAACAGCCGTAGCTCATTTGTATAACACAATAGGCTCTGATGATATTCTTACGCAAGTAAGTGGCAGAGATGGAATTACAAGAATTTATGAGGGTGAAAAAGAACTTAATCAAGGAGAGATTTCATTATTGAAATCAGAGGCAAGGATATTCCTTAAAACATCTCTTTGGAAAGTTCTACAAAACGACATAAAATATAAGGCAAACAAAAGAATGTTCGAGGAGTGCAAGACCGAAGCTGATATGATTGTAGGGAAGTCTTGGTTGTATGTATTAGACTGTCAAGAAACTTGCCTTAAAAACTTAGTTAAATAAATACCCGAAAGGGATGCCGCAAGGCTAACAAGTCCACCACGACTTAAAACTGGATGTCTATATGACTGAAGAAGAAAAGGCCGTACTTGAGGCCGAACAAGCCGAAGACTCAAAAGTTGAGCCTGAAGCAAAAGATGACCAAACTCCTGCTGAGGGTAAAACCGAAGTAGATGAGGTGTCTAAACAATACGAAGCCGACCTTCAAAAAGAACGTGACGCAAGATTAAAAGCCGAGAAAGCGTCTGCTGACTTAGCTTTTAAGCTTAGGAAAAAAGGTAGAGAAGCAGAAGCCGAAGAAACCGATGACGATGATAGACCTATCACCGCCAAAGAGTTTAACGAGGCTATTAATCGCGAACGCGAAACAATCACCAAGAAGGTGACTTTCGCTGAAGCGGAGAATATAGTTTCAAGTCTTTCTGACAATGTGTTAGAGAGAAAGCTAATGCTTGAAATCTACCAGAATAGAAGTTTTCCTGATAGTCTAACTTTGAGGGAAAAGATGGAGGAGTGCCAACTTTTAGCCAATAAGAATAAAATTATTGGCGAACGCAACGAAGCCTTAAGAGCCTTGAAAGCCAAAGATAGTGTAGAATCACACTATGCAAGTGGAACTCAAGACGAACTTAGGGGCAACGCGCCTAAACTCGCAGCGTCAACCGCTAACGAGATGGCACGTGTTGGGTTCAAATTTAACAATACTACCCATAGATTTGAGCGAAAGCTCGATAATGGAAAGATATTAGTTAGAGAAAAAGACGGCAGTACACATCTGGCTTAACGTAAGTCTTAGCGCAATAAGACAATCCGACTAACATCGGACTGCCTTTTTGTATTTAATTCAGAATTGCGACCCCATATCATATTTACTGGGGAAAACAGTTTAATAACAAATGAAAATATGTTAGGAGATTTATCAGTAATCGGAGATAGTTTCACCAGACCTCGCTATGTGGCTGCTTCAGCCACTCGGTTTGAAGTTGGTGAGCCGCTTTATTCAACAGCTACAATGTCATCTGGCGTTGCCTCATCCAATACTTGGGTGTTAGCGGCCGCTGATTTTCCAGTTCTTGGAACTCATACATTTGGCGGAGTCGCCATTGAAGAAGCTCTCCCAAAAAAGACCGGCACTTTAGTAGCTCAGAAAGTTAATTGTGCTTGTCCGATTCCGCATTCAGGTTTAATTCGTGGTAAAGCTGAATCTGCCGCCGCGATTGACACAGATGCGGAATTACTTGCTATCATAAACGACGCCATCTTGATTGATTACAATTCAACTGGCGGAACTGATGGTGGGGAATTATACACAATAAAAACTGTGGCTTCTGCCGATACATCAGGTTTTGCTATTATAAACGGAAATGTTTATAACGGTACTTTGGATGTAGAGGTTTATGCTACCGTATATCGTATCGACCAAGACGTAACTTAATTCACCTAACCTTAAAATTATGAGAGGAGACCTAAAGGTTACCGGACCACAATTTTCACGACCCCGTCGTGTGGCTGCGTCCGCAACTCGTTTTGAGGCAGGTGAACCATTGTATTCAAAAGGAACTTATACTACAGGCGCTGCATCTGATAATACTTGGGTGCTTGCCGCAGAGGACTTTCCTATTTTGGGTACACATACGTTTGGCGGTATCTCTATAAAAGGAGCAAGACCATATCGTACTGGGACACTTGTCGCTCAGGAAACAACTACCGCTTGTCCAATCCCCCACGCCGGCTTAATCACGGGTAAGGTGGAAACACCCGCCAACATTGATACTGCCGCAGAACTTCTGGGTTTTATCAATGATACGGTGACCTTTGATTACAACGCTACGGGGGCGACTGACGGCGGCGAGCTTTACACCATAAAAACAGCTTCGGAAACTCCGGCTGATACTGGTGGTTTAGCGATTATAGATGGAAACATTTATAAGGGAACTCTTGACGTTGAAGTCTATGCGACGGTTTACAGGCTGGCTCAAGACGTAACAGCTTAATCATTTTAATTTAATTCTATGACACCTACTGGTGGTTTCACAGGCGCGCTCTCGCCAGATGCCGTACTTACGGGCATTGATGGAGTGATGTGGAACGAATATACGCGAGAAATGCAACCTGGCTATATCCGTTCATCCGATAGTTTCTTCTTTAACCAAGGAGATACTGTTGGTGTGGGTTTTATCGCTGACGAAGATTCAGATATCGGAGATTTCGATAAAGCCGATGAGCAAGAGGATTTTATGAATACCGACACTTGGGTTGGTAATCAGAAAACTCACTACTCACAGAAATACTACAAACAGATTCCTGTTTCCGATGAAGCATTCCGTGCCGATATGATTGGCAAACGAGATAACATCGGACGAAAGATTGGTGAACACGCTCGCCAAACACAGGATAAAGAAGCGTTGCAAAATACCTATGCCGATGCTTTTGCCGGTTCAGTCAACACGACTCCCGACGGACAAGCTTTAGCTTCCAACAGCCACGTTACCTTAAAAGGTATTACGGTTGATAACTTGGAAACAGGCGCTTTAGACCCAGATAATCTTTGGACTGCGCAAAACTCATTGGCGAATCAAAAAGGACAAGACGGCGATGCGGGTGGACACCTATTTGAAGGTTTAGCCGTTCCCTATAATTTATATAAGACAGCCAAAGAAGTAATGAACTCCACGAAAGAAGCCGATAGCGCTGAAAACAACCTGAACATCTTTGAAACAGATTTTGGGCAGGTTCGTATCGGTGCTTCAATCTTCTTGGATTCCACTTACAATTTGGCGACTTATGCCTCAACCTCCTACCACTTAATCGGACGCAATCATCAAATTGCCCGAAAAGTGTTCTATGGATTGACTACTACTTTAATTCCTCCGACAAATTCCTCAAACGATACCTACCTCTACCGAGCTAAACTCCACGAGGTCTGCTATCCTGGAACGTGGTCGGGCTACCTGGGTTCTAACGGAACTACTTGATAGCTAACCTTAATAAGGATATGAAAATTGATATGAAATCCTTTGCTATTTGGTTGGTTATTATTGTGGTTGCTTTGTTGGGAATTATCGGTGGTGTAGTCGCTATATCAGGACTTAATTCAGAGGATGTAGTCCTGGGTGATTCTGGTTCTCGTTTTCGTAATGGTGTGAGTGCTGATTCGACATCTCCGGTTGCCGGTGAGTTGAGAGGCACGACCTTGACGATTACTGCCGCCTCTGCTTTTACAGGATTACTAACAGCGAGTGGAGGTATTACTGCTTCTGGAGATTCGCATCTTAATAGTTTGACGCAGGGTGGTGCGGTTACTGCTGTAACTGTTTCCACCACCGCTCAAACTGATGTCCCGAATACATTATTGGCGGCACAGATTTGCGACCAATCATATCTTCCGATTACTCCTGGGAATACTACGACACCTCGTTTGTTATTTCCAACAGCAGCGGCTTTGTATGCTGATTGCTTAACCACTAACGGAGATACCAAGAGTGTTTATTTCTATAACACCTCTGGCGTAACATCTACCTTGTTCATTGTGAATACAAGCGGAACACTCATGTTCGCTTCAACTACAAACCTCGGCACAAATGCTACGCTTATGGCTGGGGATGGTGCTATGGTAACATTTGTCAGAACGGCACTTGCCACTATGCAAATTCTTATCAACCAATTTAGTCCGTAAGCTCTCTTTGCCGCTCAACTTGGGCGGCAAGACAGAGTTTATTATTAAATCTTTATAGATTTATGAAGAAAATTTTATTGGGGATTGCCGCCTTCCTCGTAGTGCTTTCAGGTGGCGCAGGAGCAGGTTCAGCGTTATTAGGTGGTGGCAGCGGTCGTATTAACACATACAATAAAACTGTGTTAAACGCCGCGACTGCCGCCTCTACTACGGCGAGTGCTGTGGTTAATATAGGGAGTTTTGCTCAACTGTATTGGACGGTTGGCGCAACTTCAGCTTCGGCAACGATTAAGTTTGCTTGTTCGTTTGCTGATAGTCAACCGACTTTTACCGACGCAAGAACCGCTACGAATACTTGGGATTACATTGATATAACCGATGTAGAGGACGAATCAAGTATCGATGGAGATACTGGAGTACTTTTAGTTTCTGGGTCTACCGATACAAGATTATTTCAAATGGAAAATACCGGATATAAGTGGTGTACTACTTTTCAGACGGATTGGTACGAAGGCACTTTAAAAGTTACAGTTCTTGGTTCAACTAATTACTAATTATGGATGTCGCAACATTTAAGGACAATTTAACTGGAATGATTCACTCGGGAACTTTGAATAAAGTCCGCAATGTTGAAATGGCGATGCACCGAGCGGCGAATACTTTACTTTCAAAGATTGACCCGATTGATACGATGAGAATTGCGGCATTATCAAACTCTATCCACGATGATGTTTATAATTATTCTCTACCCTCTGACTATAAAAAGATTATAGATTTAATCCCGCAAAACAGACGTGGTAGTTATGACGTGGCATCAAGAGGACTTGCCGAGGCGTTTGATTTGCGCAAAGGTCTTGAAAGCAAAAAGGTTTCCATTGAGGGTTCTGAAGGGACGAAGATAATTAGAATAAATTGGCGTTCACGTGCCCCGAAAACACTTAACGAGGCAAATACTCTAACCGCCAATGGTGCGTGGGCGATTGTAGGAACTGCCTCTGGTCTTAAAGTGGATACTATTGATTATGTATCAGGTTCGGGTTCATTGAGATTTGATGTCGCTATTACGGGAGATGGAATACAAAACTCATCAATGACTGCGGTTGATTTAACCGATGAGGATGAAGTAGGTGATTTGTTTGTGTGGGTTAAAATACCTACTGCGGCGAATCTCGCCAACTTAACAAGCATCGCTCTCATTTGGGGAAATGATTTAACGGCTAACTATTGGACGGGTGTCGCCCAGACAGTTCAAGCGGACGGCTCGGCGTTCAAGGTGGGTTGGAATGAAATCAAAGTGCCGTGGTCAACCGCCACTGAAACAGGGACGGTTTTGCCCGCATCAATAGATTCGCTTAAACTAACACTAACAATCGCAGGGGCAATCTCAAACATTCAAGTTGATAATATCGCCTGTTCACTGGGCAGGAACTTTGATATTAAGTATTATTCAAAGTTCTTAATTAAGAATGCCGCAGGAACTTGGATTTCAACCTCAACGGCGGATTCGGATACGGTGGTTTTAGACGACGATGCTATACAGATTTATTTATTAGAGTCTCTAAAAGCAGTTGCTCATCAAATTGAGGCAACTGATTCAGTGTCGGATGTAAATTATTCTAACCTTGAATTGGAAACTCTTTATAAGAAATATAAAAAAGAATATCCAAGCCAATCACTTAAACCGATAGGCTCTTACGGTTCTAATCCATCAAGAGGTCGTTGGTAAATATGAAATCATTTACTCTCAGCGAAGAAACATTGGGTTATCAAACAAACCTTGCCGAGAGCAATGCTGATTTTAGATTACTTGTGGGCGGTTCAAAGAATATGCTTATTGACGCACAAAAGAAAGTTAAAACTCGTTCTGGTTATACAAGATTAGGTGCGGCGAATACCGCTTTGACTAAAGTAAAAAATGCTTGGACTTGGCGGACATCTACCGGACATCTTAGGCCGATGAGGTTTTACAATAAAGAATTAGAAGTTTACTTGGAAGATGTCGGGGGATATGCGGTGGATGCTTGGACAAGGGTTAGAACAGGCACGGAGGCATATTGGGATAATAGCAATATACTTCGCTCTTGTATTGAAAAAGGTGGGCACGGCGGATGGTACGATGCTACCGAAAAGATTGACCTTTGCTTAATGGTAAACGGTTCTGATTATATTTTTGAATGGAATGGCGCAGTTGCTGTGATTGATTCGGTTGGCTCAGGGACAGTTACGAAAAAAGGAACAAACACTTGGGCGCAGGATAGATTCTATACTTCAAGAAATCTAAATATGACGTGCGTCCGAACAGGCGCGGCTCATACTTATGTAGGCGGAATGACCACTACCACCCTAACAACTGTTTCAAATACAGCGAGTTTACAAGCGGGAGATATTCTTATTCAAACAGTTGTCCCAAATACCAATCAACCAGCCGATACATTAGTAAACGATTATATACACAATTTTCAAAATCACATAGTTATAGGTTCTGACGATACGCCATTGATTTACGGTTCAAAAAATACAAGTTTTACGGATTTTACCTATGCCTCGCCCAGATTGCCTGGAACAGGATTTTTATTCACATTGGACAATCCTACGAGAGGAATATCATCGCTCGGCTCTACTCTTTTAATCGGAGCGGGCAAGTCGGTTATATTTAAGGCGGTTTTTGAGCAACTGGAAATCAACACTGTTTTAACTGAAACGGCAAACATCAAAAGATTAGATGTTGGCTCAAATCAAGGCTTCTTAAATCAAGAGTCAATCGTTCCTGTCGGAGATGCGATTTTTTACCTATCAAACGAAGTCGCTTTGAGAGCAATTACCGACCCCAATAATTTAACAGGCATCAATCCCAAAACATATTCAAACCCGATTAAACCTGATTTTGACGCGGAGGATTGGGATAATGCTTTCGGATATTGGTATAAAAATACACTTTTATTTACCGCTCCCGATGAATCGCACTTGTATATGCTTAATTTTATGGAAGACGCGGACGGAGAAGTAAAAAGATTTTGGAATCCGCCGCAAACTTATCCTGTTGGTTGTTTATCTTTGATAGAAATTGACGGAGTTGAGGAGCTTTACGGACACTCAAGCGCTGTGCCTGAAACTTATTTGCTTTTTGATGGTGGTTCGGACGCTCAATATGACGGAATGACTGTTGCAGAGAAAATCCCGATAGAATGTAGGGCTGTTTACGCTTATAATTCATATAAAAATAAAGCGGCGTTAAAAAACTTTGATGAATATTATGCGGAAGGAGAAATAACCCCATCAACTACCGAGCTTTCAATGATTTTACGCTATGACTATGAAGGAGTAACCCAAGAAATTACTAAAATGATTGATGGTTCAAATCCGAGAATTTTAGAAGGTCAAGTTGGGTTTAATTCGCTTGCTCAACAATCATTGGCGGTGAATCCGTTGGGTGGCTTGCTTAATCCGCCGACAGATACTCGTAAATTTAGACTTATTCACGAAATAGCCAAAGAAGATTTTCACGAATTACAAGTAGAATTTTATACAAATGATACTGATAAATATTGGGCTGTCTACACTCACGGCGGAAACATACAATTATCTAAACGTAAAAGTATTAACATAAAAATATGAAGAAATTAGCATTTTTAGCGGCATTTTTAGTGGCTTGTTTAGTCACAAGTAGAGCAGATGCGACACTCTTTAACTATTACAGCGATAAAGGCCTCAATTTGCCCTCTGTAAGCGAGAGAATACCATTAGCTGAACAGTGTGGCATTTCTAACTATATTGGCACAGCAAGCCAAAATATAGCCCTGGAAGAGTGTCTAAGAGGGGCTGAACTTGGCGGGGCTTCCCCAGTAGCAGGTTCAACCTATACCCTCGCTGGGTCTGGCGTGTCGGCTTCTGCATCGTCAATCACTCTAACCTCGTTTACAATTCCTCAAACAGGATACGAACTTCAAGATAGCGATTTTGGAGATACTTTTTACTTGACATTAGAGCCAGGTAGCACTAAACGACAAGAAATAGTATCTTGCACGACAGTAACTCAAAATGCTGGCGACACAGCCACACTATCGGGCTGTTCAAGGGGGCTTTTACCCTTTGGAACTTATGCGGCGTCTTCAACTTATGCTTTTGCTCACTCTGGCGGTTCGTCCGTTATATTATCTGACGCTCCGCAACTATTTAATCTCTATGTATCAAAAGCAAGCGCCGAAAGCATAACTGGCGCTCATACTTATTATGATTTTCCGAGTTATGCTACTTCAACAGATTGTCCCACTGCCAATGGCGAATTTACGACTAAATACTGTTCTGATTTAGCGGGTGCGAGTGGATTTACCGATGCCAACATATCTTCGGGATATGGTTTGATTCTCGTAACTACTACTCCAGTTGCTCAAGTCGGCGTTGATACTTCAACTTTGTTTGCTTTACAGGCTAGAACATCAACCATTGTATCGTTTGATTGCGACAATGCATTATCTTGTGTTACTACTTCATCGGTTACGGTGGGTTTTAAGCCCAAGATGGCGACGTTTATCGGAGCGGCTTTGATAAACGGCGAGGCCGCCGCCGCTTGGTATGGAAAGAATATCCCCATTCAAGGTTATTGGATTGACAATTATCAGCGAGGCGTATCTTATACCGTATCATCTACTGCTGCGGGAACGGCCGTTTCTTATTCAGGAACTTCAAGGATGTGGGCAAAAGGAGATGGAACAGGCAATGATTCTGTTATGATGAAAATAAACACTACTTCTGCAACGGGTATTTCTTATGTAATAACGGCTATAATGTCAACTACATCCGCGTCAAATACCTCCGTAGATGGAGTGTTAATAATTGAATAGTTTATTGACTATCGGCTCATATGCTTGTAGAGCTGATAGATGAATAAATTATAATTATAATATGGCTAATAATACAAATTGGGCGACTGGAATGATTCCAACATCTGAAAAGAAACCTGTCTTGGCGGCGGGACAAGCCGTTCCAAATCCTTTTGGTTCAATTTTTCCGCC